GGGAGCGGCGCGAGCCTCGCCCGGAGCAGCCGCCCGAGTTCGCCGTGGCTGACACGGTAGAGCTGGACGAGGTTCTCGCGGGTGTACATCAGCGCGGTGCCGCCGAGCGGCAGCGGGATCTTGCGGCCGGGCGGGGGCGCCGCCGGGCTCGGTGGGTCGGGCTGGATTTGATCAGCCATAGCTTGTCAGTCTCCGGGGTGCACGGCATACGCTGCCGCGAGGCGGGGTCTCACCAGACCGGGCCCGGGATTGGGCCTCTCAGTGGATTTAGGGCAACTCAGTAGACATAACGAGAGGGTGTAGAGCAATCAACGACTTAGGGTATGAGGATGGTGAGGATGATTCCGGGGTCCGCCGAGGGGCAATAATGGGTTTCCCACCTCGGCGTGTGGTGGGAGGCGGCCGCCGCTGCCGGGTTCCTCGGGGGGTTTCGGGCATTATGTCGGCTGGACATATTCTAGGATTGGTCACCCGGCGGCCGCGGAAACAGGAGTAGGATCAAGGAGTTGCGCGCGACAGACGGGGGCGCGTCCGTCCGAGGGCCCGCGGGCCGGGCGTGTGTTATGTCACATCGAGCCGTCGACGGGCAGGGTGTGAGACGAGGTCAGCCGGGCGGCGTCCCCGGCGTCTCCCTACTTCGAAGAGGGACCGGAGCGGCCCGGCCGACAGGCGTGGTTCGTGGTGATGATGATGAGGATACTCCCTACCCATCCAGCCTACAGAATATCTACTTGGTAACCTCGCCACGCGGGGGCTGGTTGGCTACACATCATCCTCATGATCATCACCGCCCCCGGGCTCGTCGGTCGCGCAAACTTGACTTTACTGAAACTCGGGAGACACTACCACTGAGAGGGGTGCGCAACTCCGCGCGCCCGCCAACCCACAGGAGCCGACATGGCACGCTTCATCACCGCCGCCCAGCTACGCAAAGCCGGCGCGTGCGCCGGATATCAGGATCGGTTCGAGGCGCTCTTTGGCAAACAGGGCCGGGTGCGCGTCACCGACCTCGCCGCCGAGGCGCTCGCGCAGGCGTTCAACTGGAGCTGGGCCGGCGAGAACCTGCTCACGTTCGAGCAGTACCGAGTGTTCAAGAAGCGGATGATTGGCGTACTGAGCATTAGCGACCGGGTCGACGCGGAGGTCGCGAGCTTGGGTGACAGAGCTGTCCCGTGTCAGGTGCTCGGATCGATCGGGATCGCGGCCAGAGAGACCTACAAGTACCATCAGGCGTTGGCGTTCGCCGCGGCATACAACAGCCCGAAGAGGTAACACATGGCAACCGCGACACTCAAGCTGGCGAAGCCAGTGACACCCGCCGTCGAGTCGGTCACGCTCGTGCTATCCCACGAGGAGGCGAGCGTGCTCGTTAACCTCTTAGGAGCGACCGCTGGATCGGGAGTGTATGACAGCATCAAATCTATGCTCGACGCCATGAAGTCGATGGGGTACAGCTACACGATTCACGGCGTTGGCGACAACGGCCACCGGGCGCACGAGCTGTACCTGCGCAAGAGCGGCAGAATCCACTTTCATGGGAGCGCGCAGCGAGACCCCGAGACAGGGCTGCTACTCAAAGACGCGGAGAAGTAGAGATGGCACACAACACAGAGCGCTATGGCACCAAGGAGCTGCAGGTAGAGCGCTGGCAGCGCGTGGTGGAGATACTGGATGAGCGTGTCGTTGGCTGGCGCAAAGACAACGACGGGTACGACTTCCTTGGTGACGACGCCGCGAGCGCGATCATCCGGCTCGTTGACGAGAACCCGGCACTGCGACGAGAGGCGCTGGTCGACAAGCGGTCGAAGCTAGAGGCCAAGTTCGCTGAGGAGCTGGCGGAGATAGACGCCCAGCTCGATAAGCTGAGCAAGGGGAGCTAGCCATGTTTGGTTCTACTCTCGTGCTCCGTGGTGTCGCGGACAGCCACGTACCCCCGTCTCACTGCGAGCCCGGCTGCTACGCATGTGATTTCGAGCGCTGCGAGCTGTTTAGCCACGCCCTTAGGGCGCACAAGTCCGAACTCGACCGGAGCGCGGCACACGAGCACGTCCGCTTCGACGCGGCACCGATGCAAGTAAATGACCTCATCCAGCGGCTGCGCGAACACTGTGAGAGTGGTGACGGTGATACCGTCGTACTGTGTGCCGAAGCCGCTGACGCGCTGGCCGGTCTTGTGGCCGATGTTGAGCGCTGGCAGAAACAGTACGAGTCGGGAATGCTCGGCAGTGAGATCGAGCGTCTGACACAAGAGCGGGATGAGGCTTTAGCCGAAGCGCGGTTATTGAATATCGCGCGCAATGATTGGCGAGCATCGGCAGGCCGCCTGACGCGGGAGCGGGATGAGGCACTTCAGAGAATCGAGGACTGGTGGGGCCACGAAGGCGTCGACGTGATCAAAGGCGACAGCGAATGAAAGAAATCAAGAAGCTCGGGCGTGCGTGGGTGTACGTGGTCAACCCGATGGGCTACGACCCGTATGACTCGTACGTCACCAGCTTCATGGTCAACAGCGACCTACACGACCCGATCAAGCTCGCACGCGACATCCTGAGCGCCTTCGAGGGCAATCAGGCGGTGCGCGACGAGTTCAACCAGCGCGTGCAGGAGGCGAGCGAGCTGCCTAATGAGGGGCCGTACGCGCTCACACCAGAATTCAAGCCTGAGCTGGACATGAGCAACCTGATATGAGCTGGAACAACATCATCCCATGGGAGCTGATAGAGCGTGAGCGACGACGTCGTGATCGAGGTGTTCGGCCAACCAGTCGTAAACCATCCAAGAATGCTGGCGCTGGACGCCAAGCTAAACGAACCGCCGGTGGACGAGGTCACTGATCTCTGCACACCAGACACGCTCTATGTTACTTGTGTGGCTGAGGATGCGTATGTGGTGCGTGGTGGGCCTGATGGTCAGACAATCGTGGCGGTTTTCGCGTCGCCTCTCGCGGCCGAGCACTTCGTACGCTACTGTGTTGAGTTCGACAAAACGTTCGCGGGAGTGAGACCCTGATGGGCGACCGTCTTGAGATCCCGCCCTACTCCGGGTGGAAGCCGCGCGCCATGCGCCGCGGCAACAGCAAACACGAAAGCGACCGTGGCACCAAGCGCTCTCGCCTCGGCAACCGACTGGATCGCGCGTTCTATAAGAGCTGCAAGAGCCACAAGCGCAACCCAGATCGATGGATGAAGATCTGTACCAAGGTCAACTGGGCGGTCTACAACCGCGCCACGATCACGGGAGCGGTTGCATGAATGAACGCGGCGCGACTCAAAACGAGTGGTTTCATTTTGATTTTGTGCTTGGCTTGGGTAGCAATCTGCTGCCTTGCGTCCCCGCCGGGCCAGACGTACGTGTGGTATCTGGTAGCGCTCTCGCCGGTAAGGTGGGGAAGATCCCGTCGCAGTTCAACGCCTCAGGAGAAGCGCACGGGCTGCTGAACTGGCAGCGACGCGAGATACTATCCAACGAGATCGCGATCTGGTCGAAAGACCCACGACTGAACATCTGCGTGCGCACCGGCGCGATCAGCGGTGTCTACGCGATCGACGTCGACGTTGACGATCTCCGATCGGATGAGATTCACAATATAGTCGACGACGTGATTGGTGCCGGCATGTTCATACGCGCACGCGAGAACAGCCGGAAGTTTCTCATTCCTTTTACCATGGAGAACGCAGGACCATGTCCGAAGCGCCGGATCCGGCTCGACAACAACCCGAAGGGGCCAGCGATCGAGCTGTTAGCCGACGGGCAGCAATTTGTGGCGGCGGGCTCGCACTCCTCGGGTGTGCGCTACCAGTGGCTGCCCTCCTACCCCACCGAGTTAAAATCTCTTACGCTGGAACAAGTCAACCGGATCTGGCAGGTACTGACTTCTCGCTATGCGACGGCCGAGTCCCGCACTACGGAGAGTGGAACCTCCACGGCTTCCGCGACGAGCGCGGTCTCACCGGAGTCTTCACAGCTCCTGACAACGATCTCGGACCAAGACTGGTCAACGCTGATTGCGGCGCTAAGGTTCATGCTGGACAAGGTGGCAGACAATGACACGTGGTCACAAATCGGGTACTCGCTCCTCTCGCTCCAAGGGTCGCGACCCGTCGAGTCGCTCTGGAATGAGTTCAGCCAAAAAGCGGTCGGCTACGAAGAGGGCGCACCAGAGGCGTGGTGGCAGGCGCATCACCGAGCGCCAACTCGCACAGATTTTCGCCATGTGTTTAGCATGGCTCGCAAGCGAGGGTGGGGAGCCGTTAGCCCGCCCGACACGTTCGCCCCGGTCGTTCACGATCAGGCAAAAGAGCCTGCCGATAAGGGTCTCAAAGAGAGTACGGGATCTGATGACGGGAAAGGTGACGCCGGTGGAGGTGGACCCGGGGGATCTGACGCTCCCGATTCAGGAGGGCTCGATGTTATCCCGAGCACACCACTCAAGCCAATCGTTAGATTGAACGCGGCCAACTTCAGCGCGATCGTGGATCAGCTGGAGGAGATCATCAAGCCGGAGATCTACACGCAGGGCGCGCACCTTGTGTTCCTGACACCCGGGCACGACGAGGACGAGATCGCGCGCGAAGCGGACAGCAAGATGCTCGTGACCGCCACCCCTGAGTTCATCACAAAAAGACTCGGTGAGGTTGCACAGTTCGAGAAGTTTGACAAGAAGGCAGACCAGTACGTGATAACCGAGCCGAGCGCGAAGCACATCAACACACTCGTCAAGCTAGGGCACTGGCAGCGCCTGCGCCCGCTTGACGCAATCGCACGCGCGCCGTTCGTGCGCGCCGATGGGGGCATCTGTGACACACCCGGATACGACCGAAAGTCTCGTGTACTCTACATCCCCAGTGCAGAGTTTCCAGATATTCCCCGGCGACCAGATTACAGTGACGCTGCCGGCGCACTCGCCAGAATCCGTGGAGTATTTCATCAGTTTCCGTGGGCGACCGCAGGATCTGAGGCGGCGTTCATTTCTCACGTTCTCACTGAGGCGGCACGTCTCGCAATCAACAAATCCCCGATGTTCTTCTACAACGCCCCCACCGCCGGCACCGGAAAGACGCTGCTACAAAAGTCCGCATCGATCCTTGCTCACGGCAATGTCCCGGCGCTTCGACCGTGGGTAGGTGACAGCGATGAGATCCGCAAGACTGTCTACGCTTCGCTGCTGGCTGGTGATCGCTCTCTTCTGTTTGACAACGTCCCCGACGGCGTCAAGGTCCGCAGCGCTGAGCTATGTGCGGCGATCACTGCCGAGAAGTGGTCGGACCGTAAGCTGGGCGAGTCCGAGGTCCGTGCGGTTCCTAATCGTGCCGTATTCAGCGCGTCGGGGAACAACATATCCCCCGCAGGCGATCTTGCTAGGCGCTCTATCATCATTCGACTGGACGCCAACACGGAGAAGCTCGCCGACCGACGTTTCGACATCGAGGACATCGAGCGATACCTGATAGAGAACCGACCGCAGCTGCTTGTGGACGCGCTCACGATCGTGAGAGCCTACCAGCAGCTCGACGAGCGCCCGGTGACGATGCCGCCGGCCATGCCGAGCTTCGAGCAGTGGTCAAAGTTTGTGCGCGAGCCGCTGATGTGGCTTGAGCTGCCCGACCCCGTAGAGACACAGAAGCGAGAGGCCTTTGAAGACCAAGAGAACGTGGCGGCAGTGTTTGAGCTACTTCGCGCTCGCTTTGGCAGCGGAGAGTTCGTGGGTGTTGATATTGCTCACGCGGCTGGTGGCATTTCTGACCAGAATGGTCAGCTGACCAACGCGCTGATCAACGCCGGCTGCAAGGAACCTAACAGCCCCGCGATCGTGGGCTACTGGCTCCGAAGCGCGCGAGACAAAGTGTACGGCGGCTACAAGCTGGTCGCCGGCACGCAGACGCAGCACATCCGTAAGTGGCAATTCGTGAAGGTGGAGTAACATGGACCGAACGCTACCGCCCCCGTCACCCCCAAGTGAGCCCCCGCCACCGAAGACAGACCTAAAGATGCCCGGTGCGTTCCATCCGGACGCGCTGAGCGGGCTCGTGCAGCTCAGCTCGAAGCGCCTCGGCGTGGACCTGAAGTGGACCGGCAAGGGCCTCGACGATCTGCACCAGCTCGCGCTGCTCGCATCCAACACCAACATCCTCTCGAAGACCATGTGGGAGGGGTTGCAGGAGCTGTGGGCGATGCCTGAACTGAAGCAGCTCCCCGAGCCGATCTACGCGAAGATCTGCGCAATCATCTTGAAGACGCGCGCCGTGAGCGAGCTGAACATGGAGAAGCGCAACGCGCGGGCGATGACGTACCAGCCCGGGCAGGTGCCCCCGCCAGTGAACGACGGCGCGAGACCGCTATGATGGGCTACGACGCCGCGGTTTGGTTAGGGTTGTCGCTGTTCGCTGTCGGGTTTGTATTCGGCGGCTGGAGCGGGATGCTCCTGCGCGCGAGCTACAACGAGATCAACATCGAGACGCACAAGCTGGAGCTTCTTGAGCGGGATCGCGAGATCGCGCGGCTGCGCGCGCAGGTGGCGCTGCACATCGGTAAGGAAAAGAATGAGCACCATCCCAAATGAAGAACTGGTTCACTGGATGCGAGAGATTAGGCGCGTGCTGCTAGCCCTGAAGGCGCCGCATAGCGCGTGGAGATATGACTTGAACGAGCAAGGCTACAAGGCCGCGCGAAAGGCGCAGCCGTACCTCTACTACGGAGACAACCCGCAGGAGGTGTTCACGGTCGAGATAGCGCGCGCGGCCGCTAAGGCGCAGCGCTTCCTAGCCCGGCGGCGCCTGACGCGAGTTGACCGTGAGGACATCATTCAGGAGGCGTTGCTCTGGTGCTGGGAGCACCGAGATAGCTACAGCGGGGCGACGTCTCTGGATACGTGGTTCGTTAACGCCGTGCGCGACGCATTCAAACAGTGGCGCCGCGACGAGTTCCGAACTGGACACATTGATAGTGAGGAGGAATGACCATGGGTGTATTTGAGTTTGAGTGCCCGGACGGTCACATCACGAACTTGCTGGTGTCGTATTCCGAGCGCCCAGCCGAGATCGCCTGTGGCACTGAGGGGTGCGGCAAGCCGGCGAAGTTCATCGTCAGCTCGCCGAAGACAACGTTTCATGCGAACGATCGGAAGGCCATCAAGGGTCAGACAATCAACCGTGGAGGGATTCGGACATGAGCTTGGAAGTGGTGAGTTTGGTGGCGTCGGTCGCATCGGTCGTGGTGTCGGCTCTGTCGCTGCTGGTGACGATCACGATGAATAGGCAGCTCGACGACGAGGGCCACGCGGCCTTCGCGGTAGTCGGAGCTGACGAGGGCAACCACGAGGCGCGTCTGGAGCGCCTTGAGACCAAGGCAGGGCTCACGGTGATCCCGAGCCCGAGCGCGCTCGACGCCATCCCGATCGATCTGGGCGACGACGCCCCGGTGATAGACTTCGAGGAAGGATTCGAGGATGGTCGTGAGGACGCGGAGCTTCGCATCGAGGATCACGCACAGGATGCGATGACCAACGAGGGCGGGCGCGTTGACGTGCACATCGACGACATGGCGCAGTACGAGGAGGGCGTTAACCGTGAGTGACATCAACCCTACAGTCGTCCGGGTCGCGGCGGCGATCCGGCGCTCGTTCGAGATGAACGCCGGCCCGGGCACGAGCGTACAGGCGCATCCGAACCAGTTCTTCGTGAACCTCAACGGAGCCGTGGATCTCTACAAGGCCGCGGAGATGGTGCAGGCGATCTATGATCAGGAGATCGACGCGCTGCGATCTGAGCTGGCGAAACTCAAGGCAGCCGCCTAGCAGCTTGTCCGCGAGTAATCTGTTAAATCGAGCCCGGGCTTGCGCCCGGACTCGGACCTTGCTATAGTTCACTCACTGAAGCAAGGAGACCCATTCATGATCGGCGAACGCAAACTGACCGCTCACCAGACCGAGCAGGGCCGCGACCGCACTCACACCCACCTTGGCAACTGCCAGATCTGTGGCCGCCAGCACGCGGTCGACGTCACGTCGAACCTGATCGCGAACCACGGCTACACCGTCGAGTGGAGCCAGCACAACAACACCTGCGAGGGTTCGAAGTATCTGCCGCTGCAGCTCGACCGTACGCAGACCGACGCCTACGTCGCCACGCTCGGCAAGGTCTTCCGCAACACCGTCCGCGCGATCTGGGATCTGCGCAGCGGCCGCACGGTGCTCAAGACCGTCGGCAACTACATAGATGAGTACCACGCCGTGCGCAGCGACAAGTTCGAGGTCGTGGACATCGCATGGGAGCAGGCCAACGACTACTCGCGCCGCCGCGGTCTCAAGGCCGCCATCGGCCGCCGCATCAGCGAGGCCCGCTGGGCGCGCAGTCACGCCAAGAGCCTCACGCAGCTCGCCAACGTGCTCCACGGCAAGCCTCTGGTGGAGGATCACGTCGAGCAGCGCGAGAAGGTCAAGAGCGCGAAGAAGGCCAACCGCGCCGAGGCCGCCGCCCGCAAAGAGCAGCTCTACCGTCTCGGTCGCGCGTTCGAGAAGGGATACGACCAGATCGAGGACATCTACCTGACCGAGCTGCGCGTGGCGCGCGACACCGACGAGAACGTGCGCGGCATCGGCGACGCGAAGGACTCCACCTACGGCGGCGTGATGTACCCCAACCAGTGGACCGCTAAGCGCCGCGCCAACGTGCTGAGCGCGTGGGCCGGCAACGCTGAGGTCGCCGAGATCGTCACGAAGCTCGACGCGATCGTCGCCGAGCACACCCAGCTCAAGGCCGCCATCAAGGCGGCGAAGGAGGCCAAGTGAGTATCGTAGCTATCGATCCCGTGGCCGAGGCCGTCGGCATGGCCCAGTTCGCAAAGCACACCGACGCCATCACGTGGGTCGATGGGCAGGAGCAAGAGGATGCGCAGAAACAGCGCGTGGTTCATTGAGAGCGTGCGCCACCAGATGGAGGCGCGCTGGCGGGAGCAAGGGTACGACCGTAACGGGAAACCGTTGAGGAGACACCATGAACTTCCTAGTCAAGATGTGGCTGGCAATCGCAGTGGCGCTCGTGCTGATGGTGTACGTACACCCGGCGCGCGCTGACGCGATGGATTGCCTCGCAGATAACATCTACTACGAGGCCGCCTCGGAGCCGCTCGCCGGTAAGCAGGCGGTGGCGCTCGTCACCATGAACCGCGCCGTGCAGGACTTCAACGGCGACATCTGCGCCGCGGTCTACTTCAAGGCGCGCGGGCCAAACGGCAAGCTGGCGGCTGCGTTCAGCTGGACCCTTGGGCGAGCGTGGCGACCGAAGCGCGTGGACCCGGGCGTCTACCTCCAGTGTCTGGAGGTGGCGCACGCCGCGGCCTCGGGAACTTTACCGCCGGTTGTCGGTCCTAACGTCAAGTTCTATCACGCGGACTACGTGTCACCCGCGTGGGCGAAGCCGCGCTACCGCGTGGCCCGCATCGGCCGACACATTTTTTACAGGAGTGCGTCATGATACTCGCGATACTGTTTCTTTCGAGCATGGTGTTCTACGCCAGCCGGCACCCGGTCGTCGGCACCATCCTGATGCTGGTGAGCGTGCTCGGCTTCATGTTAGGGGGCGGAGCGTGAGCGAGTTTCTGGCGGAGATGCCGCTGCCTCCGGTGCAGTCGTGAGGGTCATCCACGTCAGCCAGAAGGGCGGCAAGCCTTTCGTTGTCGGGATGAACTACGCCAAGCGGGTCGCGCGCGCTCACGACCGGCGCGACCAGCTCGCGGTCCTTGCCAACATCGGCCCGGGGTATCCCCGGCAGCACGAGCACCACAAGCGGCTCGTGAAACAGCGCTACGCGTACATACGCGACCGTGACAAGTACGAGGAGGAGCAACGTGAACGAGAGCGAATACTTCAGGCAGCACAGGAACCCGGAGGTACGGGCGCAGGCGATCCGACAGCTGGAGACACTGGCGGAGCGGTACCCGATGCTGCGGCTGGGTCAGATCCTGCTGAACGCGACAACAGGCCGGGATCTGTACAACCTTGAGGACGACGAGCTTGCTCGGATGTTAGATCAGCTCGGGATCACCTATCACCAGTTCACCGCGGCCGGTGCGAAGAAGGAGCAGCTCAAGTGAGCTACGCTGAGACACTCGAAGATCGCGCCCGGACGGTGGCGACTCTGGCGCATGCCGGTGTGATGCGGAAGTGGGCGAACGAGCCATACGTCAACCACCCGGCGCGTGTCGCTGCGATGGTCAAGAGCGTCCCGCACACTGGGGCGATGGTCGCGGCCGCGTGGCTGCACGACGTCGTCGAGGACACCAACATCAACGAGCAGCAGATCCGGGCCGTGTTCGGCTCAGAGGTAACCGAGCTGGTGATGTGGCTCACTGATGTTAGCTTGCCCGAGGACGGCAACCGCGCGAAGCGCAAGGCGATCGACCGCGAGCACCTGAGTCGCGCGCCGCGTGAGGCGAAGACGATCAAGCTCGCGGATCTGATCGACAACACGCGCGACATCGCGCAACACGATCCGAAGTTTGCGAAGATCTATCTCGCAGAGAAGCGGCTACTGCTGGAGGCCTTCCGCGGCGACTGCGACCCCACACTGTGGGACATGGCCGATCACTTTCTGAAGGAGCACGGGGCATGAAGATCTTCTGGAGCAACGCGCGCTACATCGTCTGGAGCGCTCGCGTCGATCAAGAGGACGGCGTCTACGTCACTCGCGAGACGGTCGAGCTGCGCCGCACCGACCGCAAGGTCGCCGAGGAGGACGCCGCGCTGATCCGCGACACGTTCCGGCGCAAGGCGTGGGTGCAGGACGCCGAGGAGGAACTGGATCGCCGGGACGAAAAAACCGGTAAGTTATTGATTACTGGAGGGAAAACCTGTAGCTTGAAAAAGTAGTTGCACCGAGCCCCGGAGTGTGATTCAATGGCTCCCGTCGATACCCAACATCTACACGGAGCCAACGGACATGGTGAGCAAGTACTGGGCGGTCCTACAGGGCCTCGAAGCGAAGATCGCCGTCGAGCATTTTGGATGGCCCGGCGTCAACCGTCGCTCCCCCGAGGAGTGCGTGTGGTGCCGCCGCGAAGCCGAGGCGCTTTATGTTAAGCTCTACGGCGACGCACGGGTAGCCCTTGACAAGGCTACGATGTACGCCTCATAATCGCCTCACACCTCACCGGAGCCACGACAATGAACGACGTTAAATTCAGCCGCCGCCTCTCGATCCAGATGGGGATCCATCCCCGGTTTCGCAAGCACCTCCGAGTGGCGGCGCTCCTCCTCACGGTCGGCGAGCTGATCGTCGGATGGATAGCCTTCAAGCGCGCTGACTTTTTGGGCGCGTACGCGATGGGTGCCTACCTCGCCAAGGAGCACGTCATCAGCCGGATCATTGGCGAGTAACCACCAACGCCCGGGGGACCGCCACCCCGGGCACTTTTGAGGAGCTTTAACATGGATCGAGAACAGACAATCATCAACGCCCTGCGTGTCGCCGCTCGGGCGTACACCAACGACGCCGTCGCGATGCGCGAGGGCAGCCAGAATCGGCTTGCCGAGCAGTTCGACAAGCAGGCCGAGGAAGCCGTCAAGCTCGCGGACTTCATCGAGAACGTCGGTCTCAACCCCTTCTCGGGAGGTGCGTCATGATTCACGTCAGCTTTGGTTTTGCCATCGCCGCATACTGCGTGCTGCAGTTCGTGAAGTATCTGCTCATGTCCCTGAGGAGCTAGCATGCGCGCCGCACTCTACGCTCGATACAGCACGGACCGGCAGCGCGAGGAGTCTATCGATGATCAGTTTCGCGAAGGCGAGCGAGTGGCTCGCGCACAGGGTATGGAGGTCGTCGCCCGATTCAAGGACGAAGGTATCTCTGGGGGCACGGCTCACCGAGAAGGCTATCAGGCTCTCCTCGGCGCAGCTCGTCGAAAGGACTTTGATGTGGTCATTGCCGAGGATCTTTCGCGCCTTTGGCGTAGCCGGGCTGAGTATGGCCTCCGCTCCGCCGAGCTGGAAGATCTGGGGATTCATATTGTCACTGCTGTTGGCGATGATACTCGAAGGGATGGGTTTCTAGTCCTGACGATCAAGCAGGGCATCGCCGAGCACCAGCGCCGCGAGATCGCCTACCGCACGCGCCGTGGCATGGAGGGGCTCGCGCTCGCCGGCAAGAGCACCGGCGGCCGAGCCTACGGCTACGCGAGCCAGTGGGAGGCTGCCACCGTGCGCGAGATCTTCGCCCGGGCGGCGGCCGGCGAGAGCCCGGCGTCGATCGCCGAGGAGCTGAACGCCCGCCACGAGCCCGCGCCCCGGGGCCGGCACTGGTACCCGGTCGCCGTGAAGCGGATCCTCGCTAACGCTCGCTACGCGGGCCGGCTTGTCTGGGGCGCGACGGTGTCCACTGGCGGTGCCCGGGATAGCCGCTCCAAGCGCCACGTATCGCGTCCTGAGGGGCCTCTGGTGACCCGGGAGATCCCGGCGCTGGTGACCCCTGAGATCTGGGAATCTGTTAACCTGAGAGGAGCCGTAGCATGAACCTCGCCGACCTGTTGAGAGACCTGAAGGACAGCAACCCCTCGGACGTGCACCGGCACTACTGTACGTCCTGTAGGCACATCTGGGAGCACGACGGCGCCAAGATCCCGATCTGGAGGCCGGGGGAGGTCACGAGGGCCCACAAGTGCCCGGTGTGCGGCAACCCGGGGTGGGTCAAGTACTACGGAAACGAGACCCACGAGGAGATGTGCGAGATGGAGAGCCTGCTGCAGGTGGCCGAGGACGACCGCGTCCCGCAGCCGATCCGCGACCGGGCCGAGGTGGACTTCGAGCGGATGGCCGAGCGCCTGCACCGCCCCAAGAGCCAGCCCCGGGATCCGGAGCGGCCGAACCGGTACGCGGACGGGGCCGCCCTGAAGATGGCGCTTGACATCCTCCGGGGGCTGGAGTAGAGTACTCACACGGTCGGGATCCCCCCGACCGGAACGAGGAGAGAGCCATGAACGTCCAGAGCAAGCAGGTGATCGTCACGAGCCAGGACGGCTTCCAGTTCGCGGTCGAGACGACCAGCACCAGCGAGAGCTTCGAGAAGGCCTTCGCCGCGACCAAGAGCGCCGACGAGCTGTCCGCCCACGGGGACTTCACGCCGGTGTCCGACGTCACGGACCGGCCTCTGGTGCAGCACGCCCCTCGGTGCCGCATCCTCCCGGGCAACGTGGTCGCCTGTGACAGCGACCAGCAGGCGGTGCTGGCCGTCCGCGACTGTGAGACCCACGCAGCCCTATGCCGCGCCGAGCGTCGCTGGGGCGGCGTGACCATCATCGACGGCGACAAGTAAGGAGCAGCGAACATGCTAGCAACAGCACTCTTAGGCGCCTACGTCGCGCTCTACTACGCCACCTACTACGTGGTGGTCCGCCGGCTGCACCAGCGGTGGTTCCGGTGAACATCGTCTGCGTCAACCCGGGCATCCACGAGGTGCGCGAGCGCAGCTCGGAGGACGTGACGGTCCTCCCCTGCGGGTGCGCGAGCAGCGAGCGGGCATGGCATCAGCTGTGCCGCGAGCACGGTGAACCAACGTGGCGGCTTCACTTCGAGGCCGCCGCCGAACACGACCGCGCAGCGGTCGAGGAGCTGACATCATGAGCAACATCGTCAAGCTGCGAAAGCAGATCTCGTGGCGCGCCTACTCGCCCGCGGAGAAGGTGACCTACAAAACCGGCGGGAACTACCCGTATGACAACACGATCACCACGAAGAGACACGTCCGCGTGATGGTGGGAGACGTCGTGATAGCGATCGACGTTGACACCATCGCCGAGCAGGTTGCTCGGATGGCCGTGCACAACAAGTCCGGCAAATCCCGCCTTCTCGGCGGCCTCGCTCAGGCGAAGAGGCTCACCGCGAATGAAATCTCGCGCACGGTAGAACCTTGGTCGCAGATACCCGAGGGGGTAGTAGTGCTCAAGACTGAGGAGCTGTCATGAACGACGCCCTAAACTGGATGAGCGACTGGCCGCGTCGCGACCGCATCCGTGCGTCGCGGCGCTGGGGCTGGGAGCTGTGGTTCGCGGCGGCGGTAGCGGTGACAGCGCTGCTCGCCGGCTGCGCGAGCGTTGACCTCCGGCCAGAGTCGATCTCTCTGGAGACCGAGCACGTGAGCCACGCGACGCAGCACGAGCCCTTTACGTCTCATCCGACGAGCTACGGGATCAACACCGTGGACGTGATGGCGCGCTGGGAACCAACGCGTAACACGTATGTCGAAGTGAGCGAGGGCGCGGTGCTTGAGCACTGCGTCAACGACTGGTGCGGCTCGCTCGCGGGGCCGCGTGAGGTGTTCACCGCCAGAGCGGGAGTGAACCTCTGGCACAAATAGGAGAGAGCCATGTTTAAGATTGCAGAGCTGGTCGTCCTCGACCACGAGGACGGGGCGCCAGTTGTAACGGCACGTGTGATGGATCGAGTGAGCGCGGGCGTGTACAAGGTCTGTGTCGTTGGCAGCGGGCAGCTGTTCAACGTCAAAGCTGGGGACATGGCGCACCTCGGCGAAAACGAGGCGGTAGCGAACGCACTGCTCAACCGTGTGTCGTGGCGCCGGTCTCTTACTCACAAGGGTAAGCTGATCGACATCGCGCACCCGGGAAATTCAGTCAACCAGCCGCCTACTGAGGACGACGACGAGGACGAGACTGGGATTTATTGACAATCCCAGAACCCGTGAGACACTACCATTGAGAGGGGGCACCAATTTCGGTGTCCCCGCCCCTACCAAATATCAGGAGTCACAAGTGACCGACACAGAGAATGCGGCGCGTATCCTTGCGCTGTCACTGGCCGCCGAGACGCAGAACGCCACGGGTTCCACGCCCGAGCTGGTTGTGTCGCGCGCCGCCATCTACCTCGAATTCCTGACCGGCAACAGCGAGTCGCCGGCCAAGTCCGCCAAGGCAAAGGCGGCACCCAAATCGGCGGCTCCGGCCGCAACCTCGGCGCCCGTGGCCGCGTCGGCTCCCGCAGCCGCTGCGCCCGCTGCCGTCGAGCCGCCGACCTACATGGACCTGACCACCAAGCTCAACCCGATGGTGTCGAAGCTCGCCGGCCTTGACCGCGGCGCTGCTCTAGCGATCCTGCTGAAGCACGGCGCGTCCGCCACGAAGACGAGCACCTCGCAGCTGAAGCCTGAGAAGTATCAGGTGGTGTTCGACGAGACCGAGGAGGCGCTAGCGAAGATTGAGGCGGCCGCCGCCCAGAATCCGCCGTCGCTGATCTGACCGAGCTGCGCGTTAGACGTTCGCTACGCCTAGCAGGGTGAAACGTCCGAGCGGGTGCGAGGCCCGCTGAGCTAATCGTTAATCTGGAGTTTGTGTGTCTGTAATCGTAGCGCGCCCGCCGAACTTCGAGCTGATCCTCAGGGCCTTTCCCAAGGCCGACCAGCCCGGTGTTATCTTCGCGTTTGGCGACGACGTCTACAACCCCTCCGGTGTCAACATCCCCGCCCCACTGATCGCCCACGAGGGCGTGCACCAGAGCGCGCAGCGGAAGATCACGCCCGAGCGCTGGTGGGAGCGATACGTCGCCGAGCCCGACTTCCGTTACGACGAGGAGCTTCGCGCCCATGTGGCAGAATTTAAGGCACAAGACTACCGGGGGCTGGATCGGAATCTACGCGCGAAACTACTGCAGCACACAGCACAGCGTCTGGTTGCGCCTCTCTACAACTACCCGCCCACGAAGACGCTGACGCAGGCGATCCGTGATCTGCGCTGGGAGCTAGACAAAAAGTGACCACTAAGGTCGGTGACGTGATCTGGGTCGAGGCCGCGCCCGGCACTGAGACCCTCTATCGGGTGGTGTCGATCGACGACGACGGCACCTGCCTCGGTGAGAGAGTTGAGCCGATTCGATTTAGGAGAGCCAAGCATGAACGTACGAGGATTCTGGAGCAAGGCGAACGCGAAGCCGACGTCCCCGACGCGGCTAACGACTCTGCGTACAAACGCGGAGCCGCCGCGGCGCGCGCTGCCTTCGGGAATTTCGCCGGTCGTCTTCGGCGACTGGCGCGACCACGCAGACAGAGAAGCGACCTCACGAGCTGAGTCCGCGCTCTGCACACTACCAAAGGTGAGACAGTGAGCAACCCACTACACGCGATGAGTGAACACGAGCGATACTTCGGCGCCGCGACCTACGACATGACCGAGGCGAAGTGGCGCGACGCCTACATACGCCACATTGACCATCTGGATGCGCTCTCTCCGCACTGGCGCGAGCGCAGCGTCTACGTCGGCGACGCGCTCTATCAGGAGACCGGGGTAGTCTTCAGTGAAGTCACCCGGTCGCGAAAGGACGGCGCGCTCCTGAAGGCACGGAACAAGGTCGCCGACCTCGAACGCGACCTAAAGGCCGCCCAGAAAGAGCTGGAGGCACTGTCGTGAGGCGCTGGCTGCACTGGATGCTGTTTCGCCGGGAGCACTACGAGCTGCTGGAGACGAAAGCTAACCTCCACTCGATCGACCAGCGCTACAGCGCGATCGTCAACTCGCTCCAGTCGCGGTCGCCGCTCGACACCAACGAGTGGGTGAGCAAGTTCGTGGCGCTGGAGAAGGACTACCTCGCGCTGGAGAAGGACTGGAACCGACAGCAGCAGCTGATCGGTCACCTCCGGGGCGTGCTGATGGAGCAGGGGCAGGCGCTGTTTGATCTACGCTACCCGCCGCAGCGGCAGTCGTCTCGGTGACGACCCACTCGATACTCGCTCCAAGCGACTCCGAGCGCTGGCTGCGATGCGTCGGCGCGGTCTATCTCTCGAAGGGTATAGCTCCGCTGGACGCTGAGTATAACGCGAGCGGCACCTGCACGCACTGGCTCGGTGAGTGGGCGCTCACGCACCCAGCGCTGGATCTCAGCAGCTGGCTCGGGAAGGAGATGGAGTTTGGCGAATCCACGCGCTTTAAGTTTATTGTTGATGAGGAACGGCTCGATCGTGTTCGCTCGTACGTCACCGGGGTCAACCGAGAGCCGGGGACGTTACTTGTCGAACAACGCTTGGACACGACTCCAGTACTTGGTGTCCCGAATCAAGAGGGGCACGCCGACGTCGTCAAGCTCTACCCGGAGGGAGGAGTAGTACACCCAGAGCACGGGCTGCTGCGCGGGGTGATCAGCGTGCACGACCTGAAGGACGGGCACATCATGGTTCGCGCGAAGAACAACTTCCAGCTCATGATCTACCTGTGCGCGGCGATGATGCAGTACTCGCTGGTCGGGGAGTTTGAGGCCTTCCGGGGTGTGATCCACCAGCCGAAGCTCAACCACCTCGACGAGTGGACCTACACGCGAGCTGAGCTGGAGGCGTTCATGGAGGCGATCCGCCCCGTGGCGAAGCTGAGCTACGACCTCTACTACCGTAACACCGCATTCGACGCGGAGCTGCACCTGACAGCCGGCGAGACCCAGTGCCAGTGGTGCCCGGTGCGTGGCCGCTGCCCGGCGCGAGCGAACTACATCGCGTCGCTGTTTGATCCGATCATCACGCAGCACGAAATTAACGAGAGCACGCTCGGGGCGATCCTCCGGATCTCTGGTCAGGTTCGCGCCGCGCTAAACGACTACGAAGCCGAGGCAGAGCGACGCGCGCTGAGCGGCGCCAAGATCCCCGGCCAGAAGCTGATCGAGGGAAGGAAGGGACCGCGGGAGTGGATGGCTCCCGAGCAGGCCGCGAGCGTGATGGAGAGTGTGCTGGGGGACGCGGCCTACGAGCCGCGCGAGCCGATCTCGCCGACACAGGCGGAACGGCTGCTGAAGAGGGACGCCTACCGTGGTCTCGCGGCGACGGTAGGCGTGAAGCAGACACCGGCCCGGCTGCGGCTCGTTCCCGAGGACGACCCGCATCAGGAAGTGAAGCTATCGAAGTTCGGAAACACTGAAAATCTGGAGCCACTAACATGAGCAAGCGCAACAGCCGCTGGCGCACCAGCACTAAGGAACACGGCGCGCGCACCGTCGCGCGTTACAGCCCGGATAGGGTCGTCGAGTCGTCGCACTGGGTGAAGGAACCCAGCGGCGGCCGGCGACGCGCAGTGAAGGCGGTCACCGAGATTCTGTTTGCAGTCATGAGCCACGAGGCCTACGGCTGGCGTAACGGAGCCAAGGTCCGCAAGGTCTGAAGCTAGGAGAAAGTAATGGCCGAAATTGCAGTAGTGAAGAAGGACATCATCCTGAACGACGTGCTGATCTCACGTGTGTCTCTGACACAGCCGTTCCACCCGAAGAATCCGCAGATCGACTCGCGGACTCAGAAACCGAAGGTGGACAAGTACCACATCGACGCGGTCTTCCCGGTGACGCACCCGCAGTTCGCAGAGCTGCAGGGCGTGATCCGTGCGGTCGCGGCGGACGCGTGGGGCGACAAGGCGCAGCAGATCCTCGACATGATCAAGTCCAACAACCAGCGCTTCTGCCTGCAGCGCGGCGACCAGTATCGCCCGGGCAAGGCGGAGTACGCCGGTATGTTGTACGTGAGCGCGGGCAATGAGACGCAGCCCACGATCGTGGCGACGATCAACGGCGTCAACCACCAGAACCGCGGCACGCCCGCCGTGCTGACCCCTGCCGACGAGCAGTGGCCGTACGCTGGGTCGCAGTGCAACGTGCACCTGCAGTTCTACACCTACGACTTCAACAACAGCCCCGGGCTCGGGTGCGGTGTGTTGGGGGTGCAGTTCTACAAGCACGGGACGCGGCTCACTGGCGCGACGGTGTCGAGCGGCAAAGAGTTCGGGCTGGTGCTCGGGCAGGCTGACAAGGCGGCTCCGGCGCCGAAGACCGACGGCGGTCTGATCTAACACGACGGGCCGGTTGTGAGCCGGCCCTTCTTTCAGGAGCTGACCATGACACGCCTGTATCCTGACATTGTCGATGAACTTGAGTGGTTGAGACGATACAGCAACGACCGTGGCGCTAAAGCTACCGTAGACATGGAATGGGTACGCGAAAACGAAGCGCGCCTCGATGCCGGCGACACAACCGAGTCCCGCCGAGTGCTCGCCAGTATGCGGTATTTACAGTACATCAGTGGAGTTGAGCATGTTCATCTGGTGCGCCGACTGCGCAAGCTACCACACCAAAGAATTCGGAGAGGCCTTTCATGACAGAATCCTCAGCGACCCCAGTAGACTCGCCAGCTTCCTCGACGAGCTTGCCGACGACCACTTCGCCCGAGCCTGTGAAGCCGTGGCCCGGCTTTCGCTACGAACCCGTGCGCGGATTAGTGGACCGGAAGGTGGCGAGGTTCCTCCGCACTCAGAGAAAGAACCTGAGGCGCTTCTTCCAGTCGCGCGGGATGCTGGATCTCTACGACCAGATGGAGCAGCTCCGGAAGCAGCCCAACCGGGGCTTCATGCAGAAGAACCGCAGCTTCCAGAGGATCATGAATGAGTACATCGCGAGCACCAACACTTCCAAAGCCGCATCTGCGGTCGTGGGAGGTGAAGTGGGATCTGGGACCGTGGTGGGTATGCGCCCTGCGGGATCCGACGACCGGTCACTGGAAGGCACCGGTGGGGATGGGGAGCACACCGCTGGAGGCGTACAAGATGTGGCGACGCGAGCTGCTAATGACACCGGCGTTGTGATCGAGGAATGAGCAAGCTCTGGCTCGACACCGAGACGCGGTCGCGCGTTGACATCGGGTTCGGGACGGACCTCTACACGAGGGCCGCCGAGTGCCTGATCGTCACCTACGCGTTCGAGACCGGCCCGGCCGAGATCTGGGAGCCATGGAAAGATCCGATCCCGCCCGCTGACCTGTACAACGCGCTCAGGGATCCGACGTTCGAGGTGATCGCGCTCAACGCCGCCTTCGACCGCCTGATCCTGCAGCGCGCCCTGCACCTAACAGTACCGGTCGAGCGATGGCGATGCGCGATGGCGCAGGGCAACGCGCACGGCCTCCCGGGGTCGCTGGAGAACTTGGGCAAGGCCTGTGACCTCCCCGAGCACCTCCAGAAGCTGACCGGCGAGGACTACAAGCTGATCGACACGTTCTGCATACCGCAGCGCGCAACCAACCGGTTCATTGAACCGTGGGAACGACCCGATGACTGGAAAAAGTTTTGCGAGTACGCCGTCCGTGACACTGAGAGTCTGCGGGCGATTTCTGTCGCGCTCCCAACTGCAAACTATTCAGGAGCTAATCTCGCAAGCTGGCATCTCGACCAGCTCATTAACGAGCGGGGATTCGGATTTGATGCGAAGCTCGCGCAGGCGGCTATCAGCTTTCTTGGAGACGCTAAGATTGAGAGCGACGCTGCGGTATACAGCGCAACGGACGGGGAGGTTCACGCTGCAACTCAACGTGACCGACTCCTCCGCTACCTTCGCGAGAGGTGCGGCGTCGACATCGAGTCGCTTAGGGCTTCTGAGGTCACGGAGTGGCTAGAGAGTGACGACCTCGACCCAACGGTACGGATACTACTCGAACAGCGGCTGGAGGCAGGCAAGAGCGCCGGAACTAAATTCAAGGCCGGGATTGAGCGGGTTGGCCCCGGGGGCCGTATACGGCACTGGAGCCGTTGGAACGGGGCGGGGCGCACTGGGCGCCATAGCGGACGCGGCTACCAGCCGCACAACATGGCGCAGCCGAAGATCCGCGTCCAGAAAGAGGACGGGCGGATCATGTTCGAGCCCGTCGAGGCGACCTACATCGACGAGTTCATCCTCCCGGGGATCTACTCAAAGGCTGCGCTCCACGACAAGAAAAAGTTCGGCGGACCGTACGAGGCGGTCGGGCTCGCGGTAAGGCACGCGATCGTCGCCGCCGTCGGCAACGAGCTGATGGCGGGCGACTTCAAGAACATCGAGTCCGTCATCACCGCGTGGATCGCGGGCGAGGAGCTGCAGGTACAGGCGTTCGCTCACGCGTTCGCTGACCCGACAGACAAGAGCCGTGACGTCTACCGGATCATCGCCGGCAAGATGCTCGGCAAGGATCCGAGGGACGTCAACGCGCAAGAGCGCCAGATGGGCAAGGTCGCGATCCTCGCGTTCGGCTTCGGCGGCGGAGTGAGCGCGCTGGTCAACATGGCGATCAGCTACCAGATGGATCTGGAGCCGCTCGCGGCGATCGTGCTCCCGACGGCGACGCCGGAGCAGCTCATGAAGGCGGACCGGGCGTGGCGGCGCGCGTTCCTCAGCGGTGAGGACTTCGAGCTGGACAAGCCGGTCTACATGGCCTGCGACATCCTGAAGCAGCAGTTCCGGGTCGCGAACAGCGCGATCGACCAGCTGCGCAAGGACATGGACGTCGCCACGAAGGCGGCGATAGCGAAGCCCGGCACGGTGTACCACGTCGGGCGCTGCGTGATCTGGGCTGAGTCGTCGATGCTGATCATCCAGCTCCCGAGCGGTCGGAAGCTGCTCTACATCGGGCCGCAGATCAAAGAGGAACAGGTAGAGGATCCGGAGGGCGGGCGACCATGGACAAGCTCCTACATCACCTATCTGACCTTCCGCGGAAAGTTCTGGCGGCGCGAGCGCGCGTGGTCCGGGCTCTTCGTGGAGAACGTAGTGCAAGCTATTGCTCACGACGTGCTTCGTGCTGCTATGTTGAGGGTGCATGCCGACACGCTGAGTGTACCTGCCATCTCGCAGTATCTGGCGACATTACCGCCGGAGGCACGTACGGCCATCTGCCTTCATGTGCACGACGAGGCGGTACTGGACCTCCCGAAGGGGTCCTATCCGGTGGATCGCTTCAAACGAGTTCTGACCGAGAAGGAAGACTGGATGGCCGGGCTACCGATCACGGCGGATATGTGGGTTAACGTACGTTACGGAAAGAGGTGAGACATGACCACGCTGAATCTGAATGAGGAAACTGGGACGTTCACGATCGAGGGAGCCTCTGCCCCCGAGGTCGTCGCCATCGCAACCGCGGTGATCGAATACGTGAACAACAACGACAACTTCGTGGCGCAGGTGCTGCGCAGCGCGGTTGTCGACACGCTGACTCCCGACAACGAGGCGATGGCGACCGCGCTGATCGTCACGGGAATCGCCGAGGCCGCGACCCGCGCCGCGTTCGCTGGCGACGCGGACGTCGAAGAGGACACCGCGGGCTCTGACACCGCGGACACTGAGCCCGGCGAGTCGCAGTACTCGGTGAAGGTAGTCGGCTGATGGAGAAGTCCAACTTAGTCGAGACGCCGGCTCAGTTGGCGGTGAAGGGGGTGCAGGTGATGCCTCGCACCCTCATCATCCGACCGATGGCCTACAAGCACCCGACCGGGGCGGAGATCTTCTTCTCGGGGATCTTTGGCAACGACGCGGACTCGAAGGCCGCTGGCGACATATGGATCGGGACGTTCTTCAACCGGCTCGAAGCCGAGGCCTACATCATGGCGAGCAAGACCATGGGAGAGCCCGTGCTCGGTGTTAGGTTGGGGATCAAAGACGAGGACAAGAGCGGTGTCGAGAGAATACCCGATAGTACTCCGGCTCCGGTCAGCGGTTGAGGCTGTAGGGGGCGTATGCCAACAGCACATCAACGGGGGCGAGAGGGGCGACCCGGATCAGCTCCTCTCGTTCCCGTGGGGATATCACTGTCTGGTCGAGACCAAATGGAAGCCCGGCGTGCGGCCCGAGCGACACCAGCTGAGGCGGCACGAATACTGGCGGCGCGCTGGTCTCGACGTCTGGGTGGCGGCCGATGAGCGAGAGATCGGATGGGTCGTCGCCTTTGCCGTTCGCACCAAGACCCTACCAGAGTATTGGTGCCCAGTGGCTCGTCGATCACCCGCGTGGCATGCTGGTGGCAGACCCCGGGCTGGGGAAGACGACAACGGCTTTGATCGCACTGGAGATACTTCAGTTGCTAGGCTCCACCTACTTTCCCGCCCTAGTGCTCGCGCCAAAGCGGGTCGCGGACGTCGTGTGGACCGGGGAGCGTGACAAGTGGGACTGGTTTCAGGATCTGTCGATGATCAAGGTGATGGGCGAGCGCGACGTACGTATGAGTGCGTTGCGTCAATCTATCGCGGACTTGTATGTGGTGAACTACGACTTGGCCCCGTGGCTGGTACAGCAGTGGCCGCAAAGTCAGTGGCCGTTCAAGATAGTCATCGCCGACGAGTCGTCGCGCTTGAAGGGCTTCCGATTGAACAAGGGCACGGTACGCGCGGGCGCGCTATCCAGTATTGCCCAGTTCACGGGACGGTGGTGGAACTTGACTGGGTCGCCGACACCGAATGGGCTACAGGATCTATGGGGGCAGTTCTGGTTCGTGGACTTCGGCGAGCGCTTGAAGAGAAGCTATACGGCATTCTCCGAAGCGTATCTCATGGAAGACCGCTACACGCGCAGAGTGAGGACACAGCTTGGGGCGGACCCGATCATCCACGAGAAGGTGAAGGATCGGCTGATAGCGTTCCGGGCGGAGGACTGGCTGGACATCAAGAAGGAGCAGCTGATCCCCGTAGACTTCGAGATGCCCCCGGAGGCGTTTTCCCGCTACCAGTCGATGGAGAGGGACTTCTGGCTGGAGGTGGACGAGAAGGAGATCACGGTCGGGAGCGCGATGGCGAAGAGTCAGAAGCTGCTCTCGATAGCCGCCGGGTCGGTGTATGACGACCTGCAGGTACCGCACGCGGTTCATGACGCTCGTCTCGAATCCTTGGAGTCGGTACTGGAGCAGATCGCTCCCGCGCAGCTGCTGGTTTCGTACTGGTTCAAGTTCGACGTCCCGAGGATACTACGGTGGTGCGAAAAGAATCGGATCAAGGCACGGTTGTACTCTGGCGCAAAAGACGAGGCCGACTGGAATTCAAGGAAATTCCGTGTCCTGCTCCTGCAGGAGCAGAGCGCCCACGGGCTCAACCTCCACGAGCCGTGCCGGGACGTGCTCCACTACAGCTACACATGGAACGCGGAGTGGTGGAAGCAGATGATTGACCGCGTCGGGCCGGCGAGACAGGCTCAGGCCGGTAAGAAAGAGGTAGTGCGCGCGTGGTACGCGCGAGCGGTTGGGACGCTCGACCAGTGGTGCGTCGACTCCAACCTGCAGAAGCTAACAGTTGAAGAGGCTCTCAAGCGCGCGCGAGCGCGGAGGTTGTATGACAAAGCGTAAAGAAGGGCCGCGGATTCTCGTGATCGACATCGAGACCGCCCCACTGGAGCTGTACGCGTGGACGACGTGGAAGGTCACGGCGTCGCTCGAACAGATCAAGACCGACTGGTCGATTCTCTCGTTCGCGGCGCTCTGGATGGACAAGCCGAGCGAGATCATCTACATGGACACCGGCGGTCGCGGCGCGCGCAAGGTGCGCGACGACCGCAAGCTGATGCGCCCGCTCTGGAAGCTGCTCGACGAGGCGGACATCGTGGTCGCCCAGAACGGTAAGAAGTTCGACATCCGGAAGATTAAGGCGCGGCTGATCGCGCACGGCTTCAAGCCGCCGAGCCCGTTCCACGTGATCGACACGCTGATCGTCGGCGACAAGAACTTCGCGTTCACGAGCCAGAAGCTCAAGTACACGAGCGGGATCCTCGCGCCCGAGATGCCGAAGGACGAGCACAAGCAGTTCCCCGGGCAGGAGCTGTGGACTGAGTGTCTCGCCGACAACCCGAAGGCGTGGAAGGTCATGCGGAAGTATAACACCCGCGACATCAAGTCTACCCGGAAGGTCTACCTGAAGATGCGACCATACATTGAGAACCACCCGCAGATGGGGCTCTACTTCGAGAGCGACCGCCCGCGCTGCCCGAACTGTGGAAGCCTGCACGTCGTCCGCGACAAGCAGCGCCTGCAGGCGAAGACCGCGAGCATGTACGTTCAGTACCAGTGCCGGAAGTGCGGTAAGTACTGCCGCGGGAAGGCGATGAAGACCAAGCTCTCGAAGCGTCGGTCACTCTTAGTCTGAGGAATCTAACATGCCATACATCGCACAGCCACGACGACAGGCCATGAAGATCAACCACTCCCCGGCGGAGAGCCCCGGGGAGCTGAACTACCAGATCACGCTGCTGGTCGTCGAGTACATCCGCAACAAAAAGATGAGCTACCAGACGATTAACGACATCGTGGGCGCCCTCGACGGGGCGAAGCTGGAGTTCTACCGCCGTGTCGCCGCTCCATACGAGAACTCCAAGATCGCAACCAACGGAGATGTCTATGATTTCGTCTAAGTACTACTACCTGTCGGGACCGATGCGTGGATTCCCCAATTACAACTACCCGCTGTTCCACCGGGTAGCTGCGGCCCTTCGAGCGAACGGTCTAACCGTTATCTCTCCAGCGGAAGCTGACTCCGACGCCGTGCAGAGCGTGGCGATGAGGTCTGCTACCGGACAAGAGTTCGATGACGCGGGCAAGGGCGGTAGGGTTGGAGACAAGACAGCTGGTGAGCTGCTCTCGCACGACGTGCTGATCATTCACGACAACATCGACGCGATAGTGTTCCTGCCTAACTGGCAACGGTCGCGCGGCGCACGGCTGGAAGCCTTTGTGGCTCTCCTGCAGCTTCGGCCGTTTGAGTTTTACCTGTGGAATGAAACAACCGGAGCGGCTGAGCTTGTTAGCCGCGACTACATACGCAACCTTCTCAAGGAGAACATGCCGTGAGCACCCGCCAAGAAGTCTACGCCGTGATCGACACCGAGCGCTCCTATCAGGAGCTGATGGCGATCAAGGCACACGGAGATCCCAGCAACGACTACAACAAGTCGTTGGAGAACTTCGCGCTCTACATCGCGAGCTACAGCGCTGAGCTGACCAACCAGCTGTCGCGCACGTGGGGCCCGGACGCCTACAAGGCCGCGCTCGACACCGTCCGGAAGATCGCCGCTCTTGGCGTCGCCGCGATGGAGGTTCACGGTGCGCAGCCGCGCGTCGCGCCCACGAAGCACACAGCCGGGACGGACCTAACGTGAGCTTCCTTCCATCTGACGACAAGCTGCGCAAGATGCTGCCGATGTTCAAGCAGTACGCGCGCTACTTCCCGAAGGCGCAGCGCGAGATCACGAAGGTCAGCGTGGTCAACAACGTCCGCTACAACCCGGAGCGGGCGCCGAACGACATCAACTGGGCCCGGGGCAAGTCGCCCTTCCAGCTCGACTCCGCGTTCCATCACATGCTGGAGCACGAGGTGGACGGGAAGATCTTCGATGAGGTACCTCCGGATGTGCAGAAGGCGACGGGAATCGAGCGGGTCTACATTCTCGCGGAAGCTGCGTGGCGCATACAGGCCGAGCTGGAGCTGACGATCGAGAAAGTTGAGAAGGCGGAGGCTGAGGCGGCGAAGCCGATCCCTAGCCCGTTCACGGATCAGGGTCGCGAGGCGAAGTGCGGCTGCGGCAAGTTCACGTTCAAGGGTCTGCGCCCGGGCGAGATCGTGCCACCGGTGTACCTGCCCGAAAATGACGTGACCCACCTGCTGAACGAGCCCTGCTTTGCGGGACCGCCCCGGTGACCGTGGTAGTCGTCCGCGACGGCGTCATGGCCTCTGACAGTCGCGCGACGATAGAGAGCGAGGCCGGCGGGATCCGGTTCGTGCACTGCGAGAAGATCTATAAGATCCCCGATCTGGGGGTCGTCGTCGGCGTGGCCGGCGACGGCTTCGCCGCTCTCCGGTTCGTGGAGTGGATCCGCACGAAGCCGAAAAAGAACGGCCGCCGAAAGCGAGACGACCTGCTCGTGACCGGCGAGGCAGACTTCTCTGCGCTCGTGCTGCACAAGGACGGGAAGCTGGAGGAGTACGACCGGTGGCTCACGCCCGAGGAGGTGATCCTCGGAGTGAACCAGTACTACGCGATAGGGTGCGGGGCGAAGGCGGCGATGGGGGCGATGGCGATGGGGGCGGACGCGAAGAAGGCGGTAGAGGTCACCTGCGGGATCGACCCGTTGTGCTCCCTACCAGTTGTGGCAGTTGACGTCAAGACGGATCTGTGATATAGTTCTCCTGTTAACTGAGGAGAGCCACGATGCTACGACACGAAGTGACGCACCTGAATGAGCCGCTGCACGTGATCAAGACGGAGATCTACGAGAACGCCCCGGAGTGGATGCAGCCGGCGATCAGGCGTGCCACGGTGCGGGTGACCGCCACCCACCACGGCCACGCCAGCCTTACAAGGAAGACCGCCACGATCCCGCTCTGGGCGTGGAACAAGGGACACGACTTCACGCACTACTACCTAGCGCACGAGCTGGCGCACCTCGTGACTAGGTCGAGCGGCCACGGTCCGGAGTTTCAGTCGGCGCTGGCCCGGCTGTCACCATACGCCTACTTCGAGCTGGGCTACCGGCCGAAGTCAGCGAGGGCCGCCGGGATCAGGATCCCCGAGGGGGCTGCTCTGGTTCAGATGGCGTGACCGAACGGTGAGGAGAGCTTTGGGGCCCCGGAAGGGGCCCCTCTTTTATTCCAACCGCGACCGCCGCCGCTTCGAGCGCGTCCCTGATCTTCTGTCTACGTCGGGCGCAGGGTTCGCAATCCATATCCAACCTAAAATAACGACCGCCGTTGTTTTTAAGGTGTCTAGCAGTTGTTCGCGAACTCGAACGTGCCCTCGGCTTCGATGACCGAGCCGTTCGAGAACGGAGAGATCTGCCACGTGCACTTCAGGTCGCCGGGCAGGGACAACCCGATCGTGAAGTTGCTCGCCAGAGACGTGAACGTGTCCGCCGTGATCCCAGTCATGGCTCCGCCGCCGGTGATCGACACGACGTGCACCTTGATCCAGTGGCTGCTGCCAACGCTCGTGGTGGTCGGGGAGTACCAGCTGGGCCACCCGGAGCTGGTGGTGCCGTCGTTGTGGAAGCCGATGCTCCCGAGGCAGGTGCCGGTCAGTGACCACGACTGCACCGACCCTGAGGCGTTGCCGGCGGTGATCGACCCAGAGCATAGCAGCCCCGCCGTGCTAGCGGTGGTGGAGATCTGGTAGGTGCCTGACACTGGGCCGTTGTTAGCGTGGAAGTTGCGGGCGACCGTGAGCGCATCCCAGACGCCGACTCCGGTGGAGTCACCAGCGAACGTACCGGTGCCGCCAGTTTGGACGACGTTGACGAAGTAGCTCGCGCCGATACCAACCGTCACCGGCTTGTACCACGGCGTCGGAGTTGTGCCGCCCAGCGACGTGATCGTCCCGTCCTTGTTGAAGAGGTCGTAGCCGTTGTTCAGGTTCTGCTGCTGGACGCCGTTGCCGCCTTGGATGATGATCGACCCGCTAGCCACCACGGGTGTGCCGCCCGCGCTAGTCGACAGCTGGTACGTTCCAACAACCAGCCCGCTCCCGAGAGTCCCCACCGACAGCCCGGAGCCGATGTTAGTCCAGACACCGGCGAGGTTCGAGTTCGAGATGCTCCCGTTCAGCCCGTTGACGAACAGCTGACCAAACAGGCCGCCGTTGCTGGTGATGGTCGGCTGGAACCACGTCAGCGCGCCCTCGCCAGCGGTTGGCGGCGAGAACCAGTTCGCGGGGTTTGCGGTAGCGCCAGCCCCTGTCAGCGTGACCGTGCCGGTGCCGTTGAACGTGAACCCGGCGCAGTTGATCGACTGCCCCTGATACGACCCCGGGATCGGCTTGTATGGCGAGTTGCCGCGCATCATCGGCGCGTAGTAGGTGACGTTGTCGCACTGGATCGGGAGCCACCCCGCGACACCCGTAGAGAACGTGGCGGTAAAGGCGGCGGTCGGTGTCCCGGTGAAGGTGGTGCTCGGGAAGGTGCAGGTGGTGGCGCCGTTGGTCAGCGTGGCGCCGAGAACAACCTGACCGGTGCTGAACACGAGAGTGTAGAGGCTGGAGGTCGTGCCCGTGAACGCCGCGTTGAGAGTTAGCGACGCGATCGTACCAGCAGCCGGCGCGGTCGAGGTGAGAGCGTACTGCAGCTCGTTACCCGGACGGTTCGTGGACTGGAAGGTGGCGGTCTGCGCTCCGGTGGTCACCGAGCTGTCAATGATGATCTGAGCGAACCCGGGGTTGTTGCTCTTGATGGTGACGCAGGGGCCGCCGCCGGGCGGCGCCGTGATCGAGAGCGCATTCCCAGAGCCACCAGCGTTCGCCTCGGTAACCGTGATCTCGCCCTGAGCGTTGACCGTGACACCGAACGCGGCTAGCTGAGACGACCCAGTGGTCGCCATCGCCGGGTTGTATGGGTCGTTGGTTCGCTGCACAACCGCGAGCGAATTCGAGAGCGTGACCTTGTAGGCTACGGTGTTGTCGAGGTAGATCGCCGGGAAGCGGCCAAACGCGTCAGCGGTAACCTGCCCAGTCGGAGCGAACGGGGTCGTGAGGTTACCGTCTTGGTAGACATTCTGCGGGGTGTTTGTACCGGTCGCGAAGAAGTTGTAGATCCAGTTCTTGCGAGCCGGGCCTTGGTTCACACGCGGGGATCGGAAGACGTGACCGATCGGAGGGTTCGCGATCCCGGTGATCGGGTTCAGCGAGTTGTAGTTGATGACTACCGGGAACGACATGCTACGTCCAGAGCGGGATGTAGAATGTCGTGCCGTCGGCTACGATCGGTAGCCACTTCTGTGGGGTAGCGGTTGCGGATCCGGGTTTGTTGGAGGCTGTGAAGGTAGCGGTCTGCGCGCCGACGAGAGCGGTGCCGTTTACGGTCAGCACCGCGTTACCCGCCGCCTGTCCGACGAGTCGCAACGCCTGAGCACCCGAGCGTGGCACGATCGTGAGCGACACACCGATACCGCCGCTGGCCGGGGGCGCGATCGTAACCTCTCCCTGTGCATTCATCGTGATCGGGCCGTTACCGAACCCGGGCATCGGGGGGACGTACGGGTCCACGTCCTCGATGAGCTGGTTCTGTGCGTTGTAGAGCTGCACCCGATAGATCAGGTTCGGGTTGAGAAAGATCGGCTGCAGCGTCCCGGTGTTGTCGGCGACGGCGACATAGAACGACGGCGCGATCACGCCGCCCGGTGGCAGCGTCTGGAGAGCGTACGGGATCGAGATCCCGGCGTCCTGAAACACTGGAGCCGGGACGGTGGTGCCGCTCAGGTAGAAGTTGTAGTAGCCGCTCGGGAGCGTCAGCCCGGTCGCGCTCAGCGGCCGAGGGAACGGGTCATAGAACAGCTGGCCGGTTGCCATTAGTGCTTCGCCTTTGCGATCTTCGCGAGCAGGTCAGTGAGAGCGCCGCTGGTCGCGACCTTGTGGAAGTGATCCATGTCAGCGACGTCAACCTGCGGGATCGGCGTCCCCGGGGGCGGTACGTATTGGAAGCTGGGGAGCTGCGGGTTCATGGTCTTAGAGGCCACGGGCTGTCTCCTTGAGGATCCGGGCGAGCATCTCCTTGGGAGAGACGCCGTTACGTTTCGCTAGGTCGCGCACCGAGCGCGCGAACAGCTCAATCTTCGGCGCACCGACCGCGGTCTCGACCCCGGTCTCGTGCGCCATCGCCCCCCACTGCACCGCCTGAGCGGAGGTGGCGGGCAGGGGCTGGTCGAGCTTCTCGGCTACCTGCTCGCGGTACCAGTCCCTCAGGGTCTTCAGCTCCGGGCCGCTGACCGACTTGCCGACATTCTCGCCGCCGCGGGTGTCGGATAACCCAACACCGCGCGACCAGTGCGCGTCGCCGACGAGGGTCCGGTTCTGCACCGCCCCGGGTGGCCCGCTGGCCTCGGCGTACATCGAGGTCTTGACGCCCATCGGGCCCGGGGTCTTGCCGCTGAGGTAGTTCGCCATCGGCTTCGCCTGAGCGGTCGAGTGGTACGGGTGACCGGGGACGCCGGCCAGCTCGGGTGGAGCGGACGCTGGACGTTCGAGTGTCGACTTCCCGGCGTACTTTACGAACTTGTTGAACTCACCCTTGCCGGCGAGACGCGCCGCCGCGATCCCTCTCGGGATCTCGGCTGCAACCTCCGAGCCCGGGCTCGCCATCGCCATCAGATTGTTGAGCCGGGCGTAGGCCTTGGTGCCGGTCTCTGGTCCGAGGAGCCTCTGCGCGAAGTCGTGGAGGTGATCCATCACGTACCAGCCGACCATCCCGTTGTGTAGCTCCGGGTACTCCGAGGCGGCGTTGATCCAGCTGCGGAGACGTGCGGCGTTACCCTCGTTCGCTACGCCCGCAGCGGCCGCCGAACCACGTCCCTTCTCGGTGATCCCCTTCGGTGGCTGACCGGGCAGCGACGGCTCGCGTGCCGTTGCTGTCTTCGCGAGACTTTCTTTGGTAACGCCGGGGCCGAACAGTTCCTGCGACGCGGACATGTCGCGGTCGATCTTCAGCTGACCGATAGATGAGTGCGGGTCACCGTAGATCCCCGGGTAGGCGTTCCGCTTCGGGTTGGTGACGGTCTGCTTGCCCTCGTAGGTCGACGGGTTGAACTCCGTGGCCGCGTTCGCGTGCTCGGTGGCGCTGCGGCCGTCGTGCATCACGAAGTAGTCGGAGCTGTATTTGCCGCCCCAGTCAGCCGCCCTTGGCCCAGCGAGAGTCCCACCAGCGCCGCCAGCGCTCCTCTGAGCGATAGCGTCCTGACCAAGTCTCTCGGAGAGCGCGTGCAGCTCGGTTGGTGTCAGCTCGCGGTGCAGGGTCGCGACCAGCGTCGGCTCGGTCCCAGATTGCTTTACGTTCCATCGGTGCACGCCCGCGCCGGTCGCCTGCAGCGCGTCCTTAGCCTCGTCGGCGGAGTAGAGCTGGTCGCCGCGCTTGAGGCCGATGTTCACCATCGGCTTCTCGGGCTCCTCCCCCGCGGTGAAGTCACGGTGGAGCGAGATCTCAGCCTGTCGGCGACCAAGGATCGTGTCAAGGTCGTGAGCACCCGGCGGCAGGCTAGCGCCCGCCCCGGGTCCGAACGCCGCCGGGCTCGACTCGTTGGCGTTGTGGAAGTCGCCCATGGTCATATCACCCGCGGCGCGTGTCGCGGTTCGACGAGGCGGCGCCTCCTCGGAGCGCGTGAACCCGAGCGTACCCTGCCTCGGCGTCGGCGCGGGCTCGCGCGACGCGCGCGCCGCCTCGATCCGCATCCTCTGGGCGCTCATCGTGTCGCCGGTGGCGTTGAGCGTGTCGCTCAGGAGGCCGCTGACGCGCGCGTCGCCCTTGCTGAGCCATCCGCTGACCGCTTTCACAACCCTATCCCAGATTCTTTTGGGCTCAGCCGCCGCGGCGCGCTCGGGGTTGCTCCAGTCGTTGAGCTTGGAGCGGAATCGTGGGTTCGAGAAGGCCTCGGCCGCGAACTCGCGAACGTTAGCGAGCCCGTAGCTGTCGTTGACGACATCCGGGTTCGTCTCCAGCATGCTCTTTGTCCACGCCGGCATCGGCAGCCGGCGCGCCTGTGAGGAGCCGTCGAGGTACTGGAAGTGAGAGAGCGCCCCCGGGCCGTGCTCTCGGATGAACCCATTGCGGCCCTCGATCAGGAGACGATGGAGCCGGTTCGCGAGCGGCCCGGTCGGGTTACGAGCAATCTCGGCGACCGTCGCGGCGTGCGTGACCTCGTGCGTGAAGTTCTGGAGCATGTTAGGAAGTGACCGGTTGCCGGTGTTCATGCCGATCAGACCCGACTCCGGGTTTCCAACCTGTAGCTCGTAGTGGAATCCGCCGACTCCGTCGCCGAGCGGAGCACCCGTGATCGGGTGCCGGAGGTTCGGTTTCCAGTAGACGGGGAGGTTCGCGGTGTGGTCGCGCAGGGTCTGGAGAGTCTGAACCATCGGGTGGTCGTCGCCCATACCGGCGGCCTTCGCGCGCGACAGCAGGTAGTCGAGCCCGGAGTGGACGCTGTCCCCGAGGTGGCTGACAACATCCGGGTGTACCGCCCCCGGGTTACCCAGACCGACGTGCTCGTACAGCTCGTGGGTCATCTCCTGTTTCGCCCAGTCGGGCTTGAGCGCACTCGCGAGAGCTTGGTAGTGCTCGTGCGCGGGCTCCATGCTCGTCTTGTCGATCCGCTGGAGGTTGAGCTGGCTGCGGACGACATCTTCGAGGTTGGGGGGCGCGTGTGACCCCTCGACGCCGCGGAGCACGGCCCGGTCAACAGCTCCGCCGGTGGCGATGTTAGCTCCCTCCCTGAAGAGCACCGAGAGCCCGCCTGACTTCGCGGCGAGCAGGGCCTCCAGACCGGAGGCTGCCCCCATACCAACAAGGCGACGGAGCCAGCTGTGCTTGCCGGCGTTCGCGCTCAGGGTACGGAGCGCGCTCATCTGGGCTGGGTGAAGCAGCGCACCCATCCGGCCCTCGTTGCGGTCGAGGAAGCGACCAGCAGCCTTCGGGTTCCAGTTCTGTCCACGCATCCCCTCGTCGTGGAGCCGCTGCGCGAAGTGTGCCTGCAGGTTCTCGGCGGCCGCCCTCATCTTGCCGGCGACGCGAGCGGCGGCGACGTGGTCACCGAGAGCGTCGAGGTGCCCGGCGACGGTCTGCATCGTGTTGACGACGTTGTGCGCCTGCTCCGTGCTCAGCCGCTCGAAGGTGTTGCCGACCTGCTCGTCGGGGACGTGCTCGCTCCCTCGAACCGCGACTCGGCCAGTTGCCGGGTCGATCCTCTGCGGAGGGAACTGATCCATGCCGTCGCTCTGGAAGAGGTCGTTCTTGAGCTTCGCGAGAGCGCGCGCCCTGACGTAGGCGCCCTGTGGCATGTCCCTGTCGATCGCGTCCTTCACCGCCTGAGCGAACCCGGGCTCGGTGCCGTATCGCTGGGAGACGTGACGGCGGATCTGGTCGAGCTGGAATCCGTTGAGCTGACCGGTTACGTTCCCGTCGGCGTCGACCGTTCCGCCAACTCTACGGATAAGCGCGCGTGTAGAGTTACGGAGGTTGCCGGTGTCGATGAGCGAGTCGTTGCCCATCACATCCCTGAGGTTCGAGGCGTCCGAGCTGAGCGTCGCCGCGTGCGCGTTCTCGGCGCTGTAGGTCGCCTCGACGTGCCGGTCCAGAGACGCCTGAGCGTCCGTGTTCGCGTCGTTGAAGTGAGCGCCACGGCTGGCGTCGTTGACCGCGCCGCCACCGGTAACCCCGGCGTGCGGAGCCTCGGGGGTCGGAACCGGCGGCGTCTCAGGGATCGCGGGGCCGGTCGGAGCTGGCGGAGCCGGGGGTGCCTCCTCGGGGTGAGCCGGGCCCTGACCCAGCGGCTGGAGCGCCGGGCCCTTGGCCTTGGCGGCCGCGGCCGCCTCCTGTTGGTCGATCCACTTGTTCAGCCGTTCGCGCTCCGCGGCGATGGCCTGAGCCTCGGCGGGGGTACGGGCGGCCGGGGTAAGGGTCCGGTCCCTCAGGTAAGCGCCACCGACGTAGCTGCGCGTGTCGCTCCCGAAGGCAGTGGTGGGTCTGGGGATCGGCGCAGGTGCCGCGGGCGCCGCTGGAGGGGTAGCAGGGGTAGGGGCCTCGACCTGAGGCGCCTGAGGCTTCCTAAAGTCCTCGGGACCGTAGCCGGCGGTCGTCTGCGGGGCGGTCGGGGAGGGCGGGGGCAGCGGAGCCTCTGGGGCTCGGGCGCCCTTGACCACCGCTCTGGCGCCACGGAACGGGGCGGCGACACCCTCGGCGGCTCCGACAGTGTTGAAGACCTCCTTGAAGGCGGTTCCGACCCCGCGCTCACGATCTACCTCGTCCTGTAGCTCCTGACGACCCTTGTCGCCGGGAGAGTACCCGTAGCGCTCGGGGTGGGCGCGCATCTCGGGGGTTGGCTCGGTGAGCCAGCCACCGGCGGCGTTGACACCCTCGCCAATCTTGTTGACGCCCTTACCGAGGATCTCCTCGGTCATCGCGGCCTGAGTGCCCAGCTGTGGGGCGCCCGGAATCTTTCTCGCTTCCTCTTCGCCGATCTTCTCGGGGTCGATGTCTCGGTCGTCGATGCCAAACAGTCGAGCACCCGACTCTTGTAGGTAGCCGGTCGCCTTGCCGAGCTGACCGGCGGCGCCAGCGACTACCATGTGGAGCAGCGCGTGCGTACCGGCGCCAAGAGCCTGACCCTCGGCTTCATCTGGGTTGTCGCTCAGCTCCTCCGGAGTTGTCCGAGGACCAGTCTCGTACTGATCTAGAAACGAGTCGGAGCTGCCCGTCTTAGTCGAGGTGGGCGGACCGTTAGCTCCCGCGGGGGCGCCGTACTGGTTGAGGAAGTCGTCTGACGTCCCCATCAGAACTTCCCGGCGTACTGTGTCTCAAGGATGTGCTTGGCTTGGTCGCGTGTTAGGTCGCCGTCTCTCATTGCCTCACCTACGTCCTGCGGGGTCCGGTAGTCTGTGCCGTCGATCGCTCGCTGCGTCAGGTGGCGCTGGATGTAGTCCGAGCGACCCGACTCAATCCCAGCGTACGCCGGGGCAGAGGGATCCGCTCCGGAGCGGAGAGCTGCCATCCGGGTGTTGTTTGCGCGCGTGTCGAACTCGTTGTTGTATCGCGTGAAGTTCACCAGCTCCTGCACGGCCTTGAGAGCCATGTGACCGGTGGGGTTACCCTCGGTCAGTATCTTCATGAACTCCTGCTGCCCGACGCGTCCGCCCATTCCCTGAGTCGCGAGCCGAACGTTAGCGGCGCCGAGCTGCAGCAGGATCTTGTCGAGCATCGTCCGGGCGACGAGGCCTTTCGGGGCTTGGCCGGTGTTGACGAAGCTCATGAACTTCTCCATGTCCATCGTGATACCGGAGCCCGGGCCGATCATCCGTGGATCCTTGCGGAGCTGCTCCAGCTCCTTGTCAGCCTGATCAAGGAGCGAGCGCTGGTTCGCGTTCTGCACGTTCGCCTGCCGAGCCGCGTTCTGATCCTCGAACTTCATCTTGTTGTAGTTCGTGATGTCCGTGCTCTGCTGCGTGCTCGCGCTGTAGTTCTGCGGGTTCACTGGCTGGGCGAACTTCGGGAGCGAGCTGGGATCGATCGTGTCGAGCCCAGACCCCGGGTTAAACTTCGTTGGCGTGTTCACCGCCGCCGGTGTGTTGGGTGCGGCGGTCGTCGGAGCAACCTGCGGGGTAACTCCGGCCTTGGGCCGCGGGGTCTGGCCGTCCATCACGTTAGCCGGAGGCGGAGGAGCCGGTAGCGTCCGTGTCTTGCCGTCGGGCTTCGCGTTGCGCAGCTCCTGCTGGTTGCTCTGCAGCTGCGTGTTACGCTCAGCTGACGTAGGCGGCGTGCGCAGGCCAGCGACATCCTGTGCGCTGAAGATCTTCCCGGCGCTGAGCGCGTTGAGCTTGTCGGGGGTAAGCGCGGACCCGTTGGCGATCTTCTTCAGGTAGCCGTCCACGTCACGCGAGCCCGTGCCCATCACCGCCTCAACAGGCGAGATCTTATGGGTCTGCCCCGGGACTCCGGTCTGCACTTCGATGGAGGGAGTGAGCGCCTTCTCGACAATCTCAGCGCGCGCCTTGGGATCCATACCAGCCGTCGGGACACCCGGCACTGGGCGACGATCCTTCGCGTCAACGGTCACGCCGTCGGTGCGCTGTTCGGTTCCGCGGTTGGTGTAGGGATGGAGATCGGAGGCTTGGAAGTTGGCGAAGTCAGAGGCGGCGCGGTCACGGGCGGCAACCTGAGCGGCGCCGTCACCTTGGTATTTGTTGCCGATGTAGTCGTAGATCGTACGAGCCATAGGGTCGGAGCGGAGAGCACCGAGCCGGGAGTAGGCGCCGGAAGGGTCGCCGCCCTCAGGGACACCAACGGATCCGAAGGCCTCGTAGCGCTTGTTGGCTTCGTACTGGTTCTGTGCGTTAATCTGATCAAGTCGCGCCTGACGGCGCGCCTGCAGAGCCTGCATCATCCCGGGGCGACCGACCATCTGCATTGCGCTCGCGGGGCCGAGCATCTGCAGCTCGTTTTGTTCCCATGGGTTCACGTAGTATCGGCTCGCGTTCGCGCTCGTGATCTCCGCGGTCGTAAGCCCGTTGTTGGCCTCCCGGTCACGCTGCTGCTGACCAATCGGTCCGCCGCCATCGACCGTCGGAGCACCAGAGGCGACACCGGTGTTGTTCGAGGACTCGGTCATGTAGTCCTTCATCGTCTTGATGACATACGGGAGCGACGCGGCGGTGATCTGGTTTTCCATTCCAGCCGCAGCCGCCTGCTGACTCTTGAGCGCAGCCGCGGACTGGGCGTCCATCTGCTGTGCCTGAGAGAGCCCGTAGTTTATAAAAGGAACCGCTGCGATGTCTGCCATGTGTCCTTATCCGTTCATGCTACCGGCGGCGTACGAGGGAATGCTCATTGTCTGTCCGCCGCTGCCGATCGGTGTCTGACTGTTGACCATCCCACCCTGCCACGCACCTAGGAATCCGGTGATCGCGTCGATTAGGTTCTGTCCCTCTGGGTTACCCTTCACGTCGTGCGTGTTAGGGTTGATCGTCGCGCCCTTGCTCTTGAGCCACGGGACGACGACCTGAGAGTAGAGTGACGCGGGCGGCAGGTAGCGCATCTGTGGGTTCTTCAGGAGCGCGGCGTTGACCGCCGGCAGCATCTGACCCATCATGTTGCTCACGCCGTTCTTACCGAAGACCTGCTCGATCTGCTCCGAGTGGCCCGGGCTGTTGTCGTGCGCGTTCATGTAGCCCTGTATCGTCGAGAACGACTGAGCTGGGCTCATGGACATCGCGATCTGCATCCGTTGCGCGTTGGTCATGTTCGCCGTCTGAGCGTCGAGGCTCCGGTCGCCCAGAGCTTCCTGCGACGTGCGGCCACCCCCGAACGCCGAACTGATAGCTCCTACCGCTCCGCCGATCACGGCGCCGACTGCTGTCCCAATCCCGGGCAGAACCGCTGTTCCCCATGATGCCCCCGCTTCAGCACCGGCCAGAGCATCGGCCCCGGTGGCGCCGCTCTGCCAGTTCTTGACCGCGTTGTACGTTGAAAGCGCAGCGGAAACGAACGGGATACCGGGGATCCCGGCACCGGCCATGTTGGCAAGGTTCGCGGCGTTCACCGCCGCTCCACCGTAGCCCATCACGCCGCCACGCTGGATGCCGTTATATATCCCCATCACGTCCGAGGCGACCGCGACACCGGGGATCCCGGCGCCGAATCGGTTCGCCATCGAGGCGGCGCTGAGCGCCATCCCAACCTGACCGTTCCATGAGCCGGGTTTCTGGGCGCGGGCGTTGTTGGCGTTGATGATGTCGCCGCCAAACGTGCCCCAGCCAGATCCCGCGGCGCTTCCGATGTTGCCGAGCCCCATGGTCGGCATCCCGGCGCCAGCCGGCGCGGGCGAGTTAGGCGGAGCGCTAAACGCTCCCGCCGGGGCGCTGGGGCTGACCGGCGTGATGGCGCTGCCGATCATCTGCAGCGGGGCCATAGCTAGCCGCCGAAGTCAGAGTACGGGATTGACGTATCGACCGGCGCACCGGAGCTAGGATCCGTCCACTGACCCGAGACGTCGTTGTAGAAGTTTCCGGTGTTAACCGGCTGGCCGTTGCTCGGGTCGACCCAGTTTCCGTTGGCGTCCTGATAATTACCGGGGGCGTTCGGGGCGCTTGGGGTACCACCACCGAACATGGTCCCGATTCCCTTCGCGATGTTACCGAAGCCGCCGACCATGCTACCGACGCCAGAGGCGCCGGGGCCGCCGCCGTAGCCGTAGCCGGGCGTGTAGCCCCCGAGCGCGCCGCCCAGCGAGCCACCGACGCCGGTGTAGAATCCTGCCTGCGACTGTCCGGTGTTGGCCTGCAGCTGCGCGATGTTCGCGCCCGTGCTGTATGTCTGACCCGCAAGAGATGTCGCGGCGCCAACTCCCATGCCAGCGGTTGCCTGCAGCTGCTGGATGTAGGTGTTGTAGTCCTGCATCGCGGTGCCGGTTACGTACTGTCCGATAGCCTGCGCGGTGTTGGGTGTGTAGGCGCTGCCCATCGCAGTCGCCTGACGCTGGATCGCTCGCGTACCCTGATCGATCGCGAACTGATACCCGGGCATGTTCTCGAAGCCCGAGTAGTCGGGTGTTCCATTCTGACCGGGGGCGGTACCCTGCGCGCGCTGCAGCGCTCCCGCGGCGCCAGCCCCGGCGGTGGTGTACGGTGAGTAGACCCCTTGGATGTTGGCGAGGTAGTCTTTCTGTGTGCCGATCGCGGCGTTGTTGGCCTTCTCAACGGCCTCGGCGGCGTTCTGCTGCCCGTAGATCTGCGCTCCAGTGCCAGCGATCGGGGCGAGCCCCGTCGCTACCTGACCAGCGCCGCTGAGGAGAGTTTGCCAATCCATTACATTGCCGCCATTGGTGAGTGCATCAGCGCCGCCATCATCCCCGAAGGCATCTGAGGCGGTCGAAAGTTAGGTGCCATGCCGATACCCGGGTCGGGCATCATCTGGCGCTGCGGTCCGCGGAACTGAGGCATCCGCTGCAGCGCGGCGATGATGTTGCCCAGCATCGCCGGGTGAATACCCGCGAGCGGGGACTGGAGTACGCCCGGGGCCGCGTGATTCTGCGGCAGCTGTTGGAATCCGGTGGCGCTGGTCGGAGGCGTGTAGCCCGGCATCACACCGGTCATAGCTCCGCCTCCACTAAATGGAGAGGCTGGCATCGGCATCGCGGGGCTGTAGCCAGTAAATAGGCCGCCCATGTTGCCCCAGCCACCGAATCCACCGAATCCACCGAATCCACCGAACCCCGCCTGTCCCGGGGAGCCCTGTGCGCGAGGGATCTGCAGGGCCGCGCCGCCGGTGCTGCCACCGCGAGTCCCAAGCAAGCCAAAGAGGCCGCCAGCTGGGTTGCTGGAGGCCTGAATGTTGGTTCCGGTTGCGTTGGGGCTTGAGCCGCCCGTGAGCATCGACCCGGAGCTAAGGAGGTTGATGTTGCCAAACATTACTTGTACTTAAGCCCGTCCACGCTGTTGCGCCACGCGCTCCAGCAGTACGCCTTCCAGCGAGAGCCCTCGGGGTTGTAGGGGGCGAGCTTGCCGTCCACCCACACCAGCGCGTCCTTACCGCTGACGCCGTCCTCTGGGTTGCCGAACCACGGGTTCAGCCACTCCCAGTCCCACGAGTCGATCGGCCGCCCGTTGAGGTACTCGTACGGCGACGGCCACACCTTGTTAGATTTCAGTCCATGCTCCCCGTACGCCCCGAGAGCGCACGGCACTGACAGGATCAGGAGCCCGACCGGGATGAGAGCTACGCCGCCGATCGTGCCCCAGAGTGTCACGTGTCGCTCTGGTTACGGCGCCATAGACGGTAGCCGTAGTTGGCGAGGAAGATGCTAACCAGTAGCGTCTGGAACCACGTCGGGCACTTCGCGAGTACCTGAAACCCTTCGAGCACTATCTGTGCGGCGCGGTGACCGCAGAAGCACATGATAGCCGGGATCGACACTACGTACAGCTCGAAACCGCGGTAGGCCTGACCGGCCTTGATGCTGTCCGCCTCCCAGCTCGCGTCAGCCGCAAGCCCCTGTGTGATGAGCGCAACCTGTCGGTCGCCCTGCGCCTTGATAGCCTGCAGGTTCGCCTCGTGTTGCGCCTCGTTGATCTCTTTCGAGCGAACGATCGCGTTCGTGATTGGGCTAACGAGTCCACCCACGATCCCACTAATTGCCTGCCACATCATACCCACCTGTTAGAAATTGATTCGCGATACGATTCGCGCGACCGTGGACCTGTTTAGCCCACAACGAGTCCAAGAGTCCGTCGTGGACGCCCTGCCAGTTCTGCGCTTCGAGCGCCTTCCGTGTGTTAACAAACTGTTCCCACTTTCCGCCCATGTTGAAGCAGATCTCGTAGAGCGCGTTCTGCCGAGCGGGCGTGTCACATTTCGGCCATTCGGCCAACTTTTCGGCCATGGTCATGGCCGATAAGAGGTCGCCGTTGAAGTAGCGGTCGCTCGTGCTCTGGATGATCTGGAAGCCAGCCCAGCTGCGTCCGGTAGCCGCCGGAGGCAGCAGGTGTCCGCGTCCGATCGTCCAGTTGCCGAGCGAGTCCGGGTAAGCCGTGAGGAGGTCACCTTCGGCGGCGTCCACGTCTATAGCAAGCTGGCGCGGGATCCGTGCGTCGAGCTGGGTGCTATCGGTGATTGTCATGCTCGTGCACCTTCGAATGAATATCTTGGACCGTGTCCTTAATGTCAGTGAGAGCTTGAG